AGAAACCCCTTTACCAGATAAATAAGTTCTATTTATAATAGTCCCACCTGTAATAGTTGTAGTACCAGTTAAATCATATTCTACATTATCAGAATAACTTGTATATGAAAACGGTGTTGATGGAGTTGCATTTTGTCTTAACTGTACTTCAAAATCAGAGTTAGATGTAGCAGAAGCTAAAAATCCTTGAGGAATAATAAGTGCATAAGGTCTACCTGATTTAATTCTAATAGTTGCTAAATTATAAAAAGTTCCAGCTGTTGTTAAATTAACTCCAGCTAATGATGCAGTTCCAACCGACTGAACAACTCCTTGTGGAGAATAGCCTCCTTCAATTAAAGCAGAAGAACATACTTGTTGTAAAGTAGCTGTGCTATCTAAAGTATCTAAAGCAATAATCATATATCTTATAGGTAATAAAGCAGTCTTCATATAAACCGTATCTAAATTATTAGCATTTAAAAATGTATGTGCTGTAATAAATTTACCATCAATGACAAATCCACATCTAACACTTCCCATACCTAACCATTCAAAATCGGTAAACATAATACAAGCTTTTGTAGTATCTAATGTATAACCAGATGCTCCTGTACCATCTAACTTATCTCCATTCCAAGAAGATTGTGCAACTGAATTATCAACAGAAGATCCTGATGTAGAAGTTCTTCTAACCCAGTTTAATGTTGATCCTGTTTTTTCAAAATAAATACCGTTATCATTATCAAACGAACCAATTCTTTGTGCTAAATTAGTTTGAGCTGAATCCATTACAAAGGTATTAAATATTAATAATGACTTACCAGGTTGATAAGACATCACTCTTTTAGATTGTCTAATGACATAAGAACCAGATCCTGTATCCACATTTAAATTTACAGTAGATTTATCAGATGAGTAAGTAACACTAGAACTACCTCCTACGATAGCTTCATCAAATAGATTATTTTTTGACATCACATTTGTGCTATCAAAAATAGTAAATGGATTAGATACTCTTAGTCTTCCAAATGCATCATAAGCATTTGATCCATCTCCACCACTTATTACTGTAGGTTCTGTATTAACATTATTACAAGAACTCATTAACAACCTCCTCCACCTTTGAACCAAGTATATCTTTCATCTTCTTCTTTTAAATCTTGTAAGAATGTAGTGTTTAATTGTTCAACGATTGATTTAATAGCTCTATTAACTTGTTTTTGAGTAGAGATATCATATTTATCTTTTGGCTCTGGAACTCTTACATTTATTTTTGCCATTATCTTCTACCGTCCTGTTGAATATCTAATCTAAATGTTCCAAATCTCCAAGACTCAGAACTAGAATCATTTTCTATTTTTATATTTACAAATCTTCCTCTTGCTCTTGTATCTTTTTTAGTTGTAGTTGAATCTATTGTAAATGGACTTAAAGTACTTGTACTATCAGATTGTTGTGGATATCGTTTAATACCTAAAGTTACTTTTGCATTACCTTGAATAGATTCAAAATCAGGTACAAATCTTCTTATTGCTAAAAATACTTCTCCTGCTATTCCTCCTTGACTTTGTATATCAAAATCAAAAGACTTAATATAAGAGGTAACAGTGGTTACAGTTCCATTTTCATCTATTTGATCTGTTCCTACTTCATGTTCAAATAATTGAGTTTTACCTAATCCTGATTCTCCTATTACAACAGGAAAGGTCCCTGATGCCTGATCCGTGAATTTAGTTGCAAAAGGTTTTGGATATATTTCACCATCTTCCCAAGTTGTTCTAGCTTCTGTACCAATATACCAAGCTTTATCTACATAGTTGTATATAACATATCTATCAACATAATCAGAATTAGCAGAAGGATAATACCATATTATTTCTGTATAAAGATGATTAATTCCTGCGTATATTTGTTGACCTTTTGTAGTATCAATGTCATCAAATACATAATCTTCTACAGAACAAGGTAATGATCTAACTGTACCATCATAAGCAAAGAATCCTTTTTGACTCATCCAAAAAGCAATACCATCTATTTCTATTGCTGCATTTTTACCAATCAATCCACAACTAGTTCCAACTTGTTGAAAACCAAAAGTAAAAGGAGGACCTATAAATCGCATATCAAATAATGCATTATCTGTCCAAACCAACATAGTTTCTTTTGCTTTCACAGCTCCCATTAATTTAGTTCCATCTTGTAATCTTTGTGATCCTGATGTGTTAATTGAAGTTGCAGTATATTCGTTAATATTTTCTTGATCTGAAAATCTTATAAACATATCATCTTGAGTCGTTGCATCTCCAATAGTTGTTTCAGTTCCAAAATGAACTAAGTATCTTGTTGTAGGAGAGACCATAGAAAATCTAGTTGCAGTTGGATTATTAGTTGTTTCAAAAGCAGCAGTATTTGTAGATGCTCTCACTGTTAATGGAGTGACAGCTCCCGCATTCCAAGTAAATGTTTTTCCATTCGCAATCGTTGCAATTAAAACTTGTCCATAATTATCAAGACTCCAGAGGCCTGGTTCTAGAATCACATCACTTGAAGTTTTAGCCGTGCCCCAAGTACTTGATCCCCATGTTCCTGTTCCCCATCCATAACCGTATGTTTGTGTTTGAGGACCTACAGTTTCATATGGAGTTATGTCTATAGATCCACCCGGTCCTGCACTACCGGTTGCAGCTGAACTTTGTGTAATTACAAAATTATCAGCATCAGTAACACTTGTTACTTGAAATAGTTTATCATCAAAATCAGTTGGATTATATCCTGTGCCTATTGGCAAAAGTGTATTATCTAATAAAATAATATCACCTTCACTTAATCCATGACTAGTATAACCAATCGTTACTTGATTAGAACCTGCTGTAGTTTCAATTGTAGCAAATGGTAAAGTTGTTTTTAAAGGTGTAATATCATAAAGTTCACCATCATAATATATAAGTAAAAATTTATCGGTACCAATTGCAAGATATCTATTACCTGCTAAATCAGCAAAAGAATGCATCTTTCTTGCAACACCAACAATAGATTCTTTAATAGGGGATTGCCATCCACCTACTTTTTCTGGTAGTCCATATCTAAATCTTACTTTATCAGAATCTACCCAACGCTGTTCTGCACCGGCACTAGTATTCTGTTTATCTATTCCGGGTAATAATTTAAAATCAATAAGAGCCATGCTCCAAGCTCCTTATGCTGTGTTTGTTTTATATGCCCAACCTCTTGTCGCATCTACGTAAACTAAAGTAATTGCTTGACCATTTGTACTTAAAGTTAAATCCGATGCAGCTGAATTTATAGGCTCACCATTTCTACCAACAGTTAAATTATTAGTATTAAAAGTGCCTCTTGCATCAATAATGGTTACTTCATCTCCCGTAGAAGGAGTTGCAGGTAAAGTCACAGTTATAGTTCCAGAAGATGTGTTTGCTAAAATTTGATCGTTTGCTACTGCTGTGTATGGGCTATTTGAATCAGTAATTGTATTATAACCTTTTGTAATTAAACCTTGATTAATATTTGTACCATCAGAGTAAACTAAAGCTTTACCACCTACAGGTAAAGTAACTCCTGTTCCTGATACCGTTTTTATTGTTAAAGTATAATTTGAAGATGTTCTTGTTGTTGCATCTTCCACAACAAAAACTCTTTCTGCTGTATCAGGCATAGTTACTGCTCTATTGCCTGTTAAAGTTCCAGTTAATTTATAATATAGATTTTTACCATTTGAAGTAGCACCGTCTGATAAAGCTAAATTTACATCTGCACCACCTACTGCTAAGCTTAAATAACCTGTAGCTATTTGTTCTAAGATTTGTAAATTAGTGTTTGTAATTCCACCCCATGTACCAGATTTTTCTCCGGTAACCATTAATTCAAGTTTAGCGTTTGTTGAATAACTCGATGCCATATTTATCTCCTTATATTATCATATTATATTAATTTTTCTCAACGTCAATCTTTTATGGAACTGGAGGAAGACCTACTGGGTCTATTTCTGTCCATGTATTCGTTACTCCTGTTGTAATTGGAGTCCAAGTTTCATCTACATCAGGATCTATTTCGCTCCATGCTCTAATAAATACATTATTTGTAGAAATATTAAATCTATTACCTGTTACAAATACATTAGCATCTGCTGTAACTTCAACATCACCAATTGAAGCATTGATTCTACTTCCAGTGACATTTACGGTTGCGTCTCCAGTAACTGTAACATCTCCAATTGCAAAGTTTAATTGACTTCCTGTTACATTTACATTTGCATCTGCAGTAACTGAAACAGTTCCTGTAGATACATTTAATTGCTCACCAGTTACATCAACATTAGCATCTCCAGTAACTGTAACATCTCCAATTGCAAAGTTTAATTGACTTCCTGTTACATTTACATTTGCATCTGCTGTAACTGAAACGGTTCCTGTGTCTAAATTTAATCGTTCACCTGTTACGTCAACATTCGCGTCTGCTGTAACAGTTGCTATACCAGTAGATACATTTAATTGCTCACCAGTTACATCAACATTAGCATCCCCTGTAACTGTAACATCTCCAATTGTAAAGTTTAATTGGTTCCCTGTTACATTTACATTTGCATCTGCTGTAACTGAAACGGTTCCTGTTGAAACATTTAATTGTTCACCCGTTACATCTACATTAGCATCTGCTTCTACAGTAACATCTCCTATTGTAGCATTAATTCTATTGCCTGTTACATTTACATTTGCATCTGCAGTGACTGAAACAGTTCCTGTTGAAACATTTAATTGTTCACCAGTTACGTCTACATTAGCATCACCTGTTACTGTGACATCTCCTATTGCAGCATTAATTCTATTACCTGTAACAGGTACGTTAGCGTCTGCAGTGACTGTTGCTGTTCCAGTAGATACGTTTAATTGTTCACCAGTTACGTCTACATTAGCATCACCTGTTACTGTGACATCACCAATTGAAGCGTTAATTCTATTTCCGGTAACATCTACATTAGCATCAGCTGTAACGGTTGCTATTCCTGTTGCAACATTTAATTGTTCACCTGTGACATCTACATTAGCATCTGCTGTAACTGTTGCTGTTCCTGTAGATACATTTAATTGTTCACCTGTAACATCTACATTAACATCACCTGTTACTGTTACATCTCCAATAGTAAAGTTTAGTCTATTTCCTGTAACATTTACATTAGCATCAGCTGTAACTGTGGCTATTCCGGTAGATACATTTAATTGATTTCCTGTAACATTTACATTAGCGTCAGCTGTAACTGTGGCTATTCCGGTAGATACATTTAATTGATTTCCTGTAACATCTACATTAGCATCA